TTTCTCGTCAGACATGTACACTATTAGTTGTTACATATATTTTATACTTTTAATGATTTCAAATCAAGTTAAAAATTCCTTATTTCCCGAATAAGCAATATCTATAGACAAGAAGCCAAGTCTCATGTTAATGAACGTCTGCATTTCATGAAGATTTTTAAACTCATATAAAAAGTTTTTATATGTCAATTTAAATGTATTCACTTCCTGCAAAACATCGCACTTGTTGACGATCAAATTTGTGCAACCAGAAAGTTTTATGGATTCAATCAACTTGTCCAAATTGAGCCAGTTGACCAGTCTCTTTCTGCCCGTCGTTGATCCGAATTCCTGTCCAAATTCAATTATGTCATTTAGAGTCTTGTCTTCCCAAAGAGATTCCGGGAACAGAGGATCCACTCCACTCTTCGTATCATAAATTTTTGCAACACCTATTAGACGACGAATTGACTTAGGAGAGAATCCCAGTGAACAAGCCCCGTAGGGCATCGTGGTGCTACTTGTGACGAAAGGATAACTTCCATGATCTATGTCAAGCCACACGCTTTGTGCGCCTTCGCACAAAATTTTACCTTCCAATTTTTGATCCCAGATCAATTTGGAGGGAAGAACATCCTTTGCTCTCTTTCCAATTCTCATCATCTTGTCGGCATAGCAAGGTGCAATACCTTGTCCAGTGGTTCCCAATTTTGCCTTCAATTCGTTAAGATCTTTTTGAATGTGCTCATCCGTGATTATGTGGGCATTCGGTGATACCTTTACTAAAGAGATATCGAACCCAGCATCCTCAAGATACTTCAATTCATTCAAAAACTTTTCAACATTCAATACGCAGCCGGGGCCGACCACGCATTTCTTGTTCTTGAATATTCCACATGGCACGATATGAGTCTTGTATTTTTTATCATCAATGTATACGGTATGTCCAGCATTGGGACCTCCGTTCCATCTGCAAACATAATCGTAGTCGGATGCAATCGCATTAGAAATTTTTCCTTTGCCTTCATCTCCCCACGCCAACCCATAGATAATGTCTACGTATTCAATCATATTATTATTCACAAAACTCCTCGGGCTGGAATCGAACCAGCGACATGAAAGTTAACAGCTTTCCGCTACTACCAACTGAGCTACCGAGGATTGGAGGATCAGACTATCTGGCAACCGCCAGCACTGCAGGCAAATTCCTTTGCCGACTCAGTATTGTCTTCTGCTTCGTATTTAGACAGCTCCTTGAAGTTAACTTTAACCTTTGGGTGAGCTGCATACGTTGCCGAATCAATTTGCTCAAATGGAGCCTGAGCGTATGTGTGATTGTCTCCACCGGGAAGGAACGAGATGCCAGTAGCGACATCGAAGTTTTCCCATAGCCATTGTCCGACTTCAAGGAATTCCGAATCCTTGTAGTTAACCGTAATGGATGGTTTGTGGTGACAGTAATGTTCCTGATAAGTCTTCCACAGATCCAAGTGATCCAACGCCCGGAGATCTTCCGTTGTGGTTGTTCCCTTTGGAGCCTTCATTGCAAACGTGAAGACCGCTGTGTTGGCAGGATTGATCACATCATCTTCGCAAGGAACGCCATGATCCTTCATGAGATTGTAAATTGGGTCCTTCTTGTCAATTCTAATTCTACGATAATAATGTTCAGCATAACGAGGATGCAGACCCGAGGCCGAGTCAACCAAGCAAGAAGTGGTTCCTTCTGGCTTTACGCAAGTGATGGACTTGCTAGGATTGATTCCTAGCTTCTCAGCCCACTTCATGTTTGTGGCTGTTGCGTGATCGCGCAGGGTTTCAAGTAGACGCACTAATTTTGGCTTACCTTCCAAACCACTGGTTAGCTTGTTGTCATAGATGCCAGTCATGCTGACTCCGAGAAGTCTTTCTTCCTCGCAGTTCTTTTTCCATTCAGGACGAAGATACGGGAAGTTCGTGAACGTAGACTGAACTGTACCTATGATTGTAGCAATCTCGATCTTCTTCTTTAGGCTTGCTGCTGTATCGTCTGGACGAACAACAACGGTAGAAAGATTGCAGAACTCAAATGGCTTCAGAATGATCTCAGAACATGGATTCGTTCCATACTCGCAGTTCTCATCCCGACCCCACTTGGCTGCTTGCTCCTGCAATGCCTTGCGGTTAATCATTCCACGCTCACCGCTGTGGCTGTTGTACAGCGAAGTCCATTCCTCAAGGAATTGGCCCATCGGAGGACGCCCACGATAGACCGCCGAGTTGTTTGCGTATGAACGGAAGCCTGCTTGCTCCCACCATGCACCACTCTTGCACAATGCCATCTCACGATCCGAAAGATCACTGAGAGAAATCATGGCAGAACGACGAACACCACCGACGATAACTGCGTTTGCAATGGCACAGCAGATGTCGTGGCACTCAAGAGCAGTCAAACGACGGCCCTGCGCGTTGTAGAAAACCTTGACAATAAACTTGAACAAATTGTCAAGAGGAGCAGGACCGCTTGCTCGACCGCCGAATGTCTTGAGTCTTGCTCCAGCTGGACGAATTTTGCTCAAATCCCACTTGATGTGGCGACCTGCATACAAATGATCCATCAAGAACTTGACAGCGTTTCCCCAACCTTCCTTCGAATCCTCTACAACGTATGTGATGTTGAAGACCTTCTCAATCTTGTTCGCAACTTGAGGAAGTTTGTCTGTGTATTGATGCTCAACGGAATAGCCAACTCCAGTGCCATTCATCAAAACGACGAACAGTTCGGCAAAAGAATCGAGACTATCGATGGGCAGATATGAACAATTGTACAGACAAGTATTGTCGTGATCCAGTGCAGGACCAGCAGTCATGAGACTGCGCATGGAAGGAAGAACTTCAAGATTGAGAATTGCTTCCTTGACATCTGGTCGCTCCGCTAACTGAGGAACTTTGTCCGTAAAATAATTCCACCAGCGATCAACACATTCGCTCCAAGTTTCTCTACGATTTTTGCTCTCGATCCAACGAGAATAACGTGAGATGAAAATAAAATCTTGAAAAGCAGAAAGTTGTGTCATAGTTTTTCCTTTGGTGTCTTTATTTATTATTTGAATTTTTTGTCAGTGCTTCCCATGAAACTGGGAAAATAGGAGAAATTAATTCGCCAATTGCTTCTGCATATTGACGAACTTCCCACTGGGCGTGGGAGTCCATTCTCTGTGCATAGACTCTTGCATATGCCGAGAGAGATCCAGTCCACCACCATTCAGTGTAAGTTCCTTGCGGAAGGACGGATCTCGCTTGTTCGGGAGCAACGCCTTGAGAAAGAAGATTGTCGTATATTGCGAGTGCGCCATTTGTTAGCGTATTATACTGCAACTCAAGAGAATTTGCAACTCCCATGTCGTCAATAAAATCGCTGCTTCCTTGCTTTGCGCCGTTCGTCGGAGCTTTTCTCCAATTAGGAACATAAAACTCTGGAGTATCGGTAACGTACCTTCTGCTTACCTCGTTCTCAACGAAACCAACCTTGTGTTTGAACAATTGAGTTCGTATGAATATCGGAGCCTTTATTCTAAGCGTAATTTGCGGATGGGCAAATGGAGTCCAATGTTTGTGAGTTGCCAGATAAGAAATTAATTTAGCATCTCTCTCAGAAAGTTTTTCGCCTTCCAATTTGCTTTCTTTGTTGAAAGAAACTCTGGCAGCGTTAACAACCGTCAAATCATTTCCCATGTGAGAAATGAGATCGACGTGCCCTTTGTCGAGCACATTGATTCTATTAATCATTTTGTTTATTCCTCGGTATCTTCGTCTTCTTCGATAAATCTCAATTCTACACCCGGAATATCAATTCCATCTTTTGCAAATTCTACAGCCTTTTCCCATAGATCCTTATCCATTTCCCGTATATACTGGCTAAACAATCCATTAAATTGAATGAAAGCTTGACAAACCTTCAATTGGGATTCTTCGTCCATATCTTTAAAATCTTCATTCATATTAAATTTTTCTCCATGAGTTGAATTTTAATCTAGCTGCATTTCCAGAATATGCATTATTATCTATAAGTTCTCTTACTTTGCTTATTCCGATTTTATTTACCATGTCATTTACGTCTTTTTCTTCCATAGAAGGCCATATTACAATTTTGTGGCCATTGTCTATGGCCTTTTCCATCATTCCATGCAATGCAGAATTTCTAGGTTCATTGTCAAACGCAAATACAAGTTTGCTTTCCTTTATCTTATTTGGCAATGTGTCCGGATAACTAGATCCAACCATAGCTATGCAATTTGGAATAAACAAAGAATCAAGAGGACCTTCGACCACATAAACATTATTCAGTGGATTTATTCTTTCAAGTCCATACCAAAGCCTCTCTATGTGAGGACTTTTGTATGTAATGTATCTGATCTTTGCATTTTTCTCAAACGATCTTCCCTGCACTCCAACTACTTTCCCATTCTCATCGAAGAATGGAATTATTAGTCTTGGCTCTTTTATTGAATTCTTCAAAAACCTTTGTGCAATTTTAGAAAAATCATCACAATAATAAAGATATTCGTGCTTTGCACTTGGGATGCCTCGATCTTCAAGATAATTCCTAGCCATATGTCCCTGTGGCAATCTAGACACTTGTATTCCTATGTAATCGGGAACTATTTGCTTTGGTGTTTCTTGAATTCGATCATTGAGTTCTATTCCAATGACTCTGTTTTTGTAAGATTCCAATGCATATTCTTTTGCCAACTGCGGAGAAAGATTTTCAAGCACAGTCTTGATTGTGCATGAGAATCCGCAATTATGGCACTTGTAATAGTAATGATCTCGATTTATATAAAAGTAGCCTCTTGTCTTTGTCTTGTTCTTCTGTGAATCTCCACATTTGAAGCATCTACAAGTTGCCAAATTGTCCTTCCTCCACTTGAACTTGTCAAGCGAAGGAGAAACCATGTTTATGAACTTTTTTTCGATTGCGGTCTGCATCAGATTTGCCAGTCTGCGCCCATCTTCTTACCCATCTTTCCGATAGTGTCATAGTAATCGGCTTGTTCTTTTTCCTTGCCCTTACCGCTGGTCTGATTTGCGCTGACGAGGACAGGCTGGTTATCTTCCTCTACATCATGTAGCTTCATTTTGCTGAAAGAAACTCCGATGACAAACTTCTTGTTGGAAGAAGTAGCATTATACCTGTTCTTGAGCTGCTTCACCATGAGCTGCTTGACCTCGTCAAGTTCATCGGTCCTGATGATCGCCGCAAAGAAATCCGCGGTGGCAGGAAGACCAAAAGACTCCGAGGTATCTTCCAACCCAATGTCGCTGCTGCTGAAGCCACTTCGATTAACCTGAGTAGCACTGAAGACAGGCACATCGAACTGGACAGCCAATGAACGGAGTTCTTCCGCGATTGCCTTGATATACTGATAGCTGTTGGTGTTGGCCGTATTCTTGACTCGGGAAGAAGAACAGATGTTCAGGTAATCAATGAAAATGATATCCGGCTTGAACTTCTTCTTGGTCTGAAGCTCCCGAAGGAGAATCTTGAAATGGTTTGCGTTTGCCTCTCCGGTCGGATATTCCTTGATAATGAGCCTTCCGCTGCACTGCGACTTCAGTGCATCGATCTTCTTCTTATACGCATTCTTGGGCATGTTACGAAGATCCTGAACGGGAATGTCAAGGAGATTGGCGTCAATGCGCTCCGCGATGCGCTCCTCTGCCATCTCAAGAGTGATGTACAGGACATTGAGATTCTGAGTGAGGCACGCTGCCGCATGGTGGCACAGGAACAGGCTCTTGCCGCATCCGGTTCCTGCCATGATGATGTTGAGCGTCTTAGAAGGAGTTCCTCCACCAGTGACCGTGTTGAAATACTCCAAGTCAAACGGAATTCTCTTCTCGGTCTTGTTATAGAAATCGAAACGACTCTCGGAATCTTCCATGAAGTCGTGGCCGACCCGAGTATCGAAACTAACCGCCAGCGCATTGCTGAGAATCTCGGGAATTGCGCTTTCAGTCGCATTCTTGTCTTTGCCATCAAGAATGTTGATCGATTCCATGATTGCTAGATGCAAAGCACGATCCTTGCAAAACTTCTCCGTGGAGTCGGTCAGCCAATGAATCTCTTCCTTGTCATTATTGGCAAAAACCTCATGGATGATCTTGCGGCTGGTCTTGTAGTCTTCCTCCCCGATTCCCTTGGCGTTCTCGATCATCATGTCGAGGGCATCCTGAGTGGGAAGAGCGGAGTACTTGGAGACAAACTCGTTGATTATGCCAAATACTGTACGTTCGGCCTTAGAAGCAAAATACTCCTCCTTGAGAAAGGGGAGTACCTTGCGACAAAAGTCTTCGTTCTTGGCGAGATTCTTAAGAATGATCTTTTCCATGGGGATCTTCATGAACGTCAGCCTCCATATCAACCTGCTGATCTACGTTTTGATCGGCAAGCTCAGGCGTGACTTCTTCGTTGTATGCTAGTATATCATACACGATATTGCCAGCAAAGTCAACAAAATCCTTGTTATCCATGGAAATATTTTCGTAACCAGCATCATTTAAAATTTTTGCATCGAATGACACGTGAAGACGCTCTTCCTTCGTCTTAGTATTGTATTCGATATTCATCTTAATTTCATTAAGCATGAATTCAACGCCTTTAAATTTTCCTTCAGTTATCTGAATCGGAACATACTCAAGGTCTTTGTACTTTTCTTCTTTTTCCAAAAATTTATAATTACTCAGCATCTTTCTTCATCCCATACTTAAAGTCTTTTTGAATTTCTTCGTCAATCTTATTTAACACCTCTTTAGTGAAATACTTTTCCGGATCTTCATCGATGTTCTTTTCAAAAACCTTGGTTCCGTCAGGAAGTTCGATTCTTGTGCTCACCTTCTTGAAGATATTGTATTTAATTGCAAAATCAGTCAAGCCATAATATCGACTGAGCCCGGAACTGTAGTTCAGTCGTGTCTCCACTGACATGTTTTCCTTCGTGAACCTATTCTTGTAATTGGTGCATTTGATGAAGTTTCCGATCACGCCATCCTCAGTCTTGTCCTTGCTCTTGGACAACATGACTATGGTGCTGGCTGCATACTTCAATCCTACTCCACCTCCAAGATCCTTCGTAGGAACATAGGAACCGATCACCTGATAAGTATGGTTCGTCAGCAACATCGGAATCTGTGCCTTTCCAAGTTTCATGGTAAGCACCCTGAAAGCAGCCTTATTCTGCTGTGCTTTAGTCATGTCCCTGACGTTCTTTCCTTCCGATGAATCTTGCATTTCTTTTTCGGTGGAAAGCATTCCCAAAGAATCCAGAATCATGAACATTGGTTTTCTGTCTTCTTCGGGGGTTTCGATTACTTCATTCACGATCTGCAGAGCCTGAGTTTTGAACTCCTCAATCGTGGACACAGGAATGACTGCAATTCTGCTGACATCAACTCCTCTATCGGAGAACATGTCTGTGGTGACTGCTTGCTCCGTATCAAAATAGACAACAACTCCATCCTTGTTGTCTTGAAGGAATTGCCTAGCAATTCCTATTGCATAAAAGGTCTTTCCAGTCGCAGGATCTCCTGCAAAACATGAAATCTTGTTTCCCGGAAGACCTCCATAGATTGAACCGGAAAAAAGTGCATTGAGCACATACGATCCGGTATCAATGAAGTTTGTTACGTCTGCGCCCTTGATTCCCTCTGATACGATTGCCGCATCAGGATTGTTTATTTTAGTCAACAAAGTTTTTAGATATTTCGACATATTTCACTCGTATTTATAAGAAGATCTCAGGATTGCAGCAATTGTTCCATGAGTTCTTTGTTTTCTTCCTTTAGGTACTTAATTTCATCTTGCAGTTCAAAAAGTTTTGCCTGAAGCAATTCGACTTCTTTTGCCTTTGCATTGTATTTTTGCCACACATTGTTTATGGCTGTCAAGGGATCCGCTCGTTCTATTGCAATTTCATGGGCTTCATGTGGAGCTTCCTCGCTATAAATTGGATAGGATTCCTTCTTGTATTTACGAAGAGACTCAAAAGCTTTTTTGTATTGATATTCGCCCATCGTTATATTATATCATTATTGGAACAAAGATTCAAGAGTAGTTTTCTTACTTACTCTCCAGCCAATCGAATTGGTGATATTCACAAGAGGTTCCATGAAAGTTTTGTCAAATTGCAATTCGAAGTCAACAAATTTTTCCAAATGAAACTCCTTCGGAGGGAAACTCAGGAATGCTATGCTGGTATCTCTTCCCGCTTTTCCATAAGGATTGGGAACTTTTAGATAGACGTATTTGATTTTGTCGCCCTCCTTGAGCATTGCATACTTTTCTTCCAAGCCAAGTTTTTTGATGTAGTGGTTATGAAGAAGAGATGCTTTAGTCGCAATGGGAGTGGATTTTTTGTAAATTGCCTCCACATCTTGGTACACGGAGAATCCGGAAACCCCTCTGGGAAATGCAATTTTTTCTATTGGCTGTTGCATAAACTCCGACTTAAAGGAGTAAACGAAATCTATTAGTTCCTTATTGGTAGACGTAAGAATCAAATTTACGGCTGTCTTCAATTTTTCGCGAACAATTTTTGGCGTGCTCGACCTTACAATTTCAAGACCAGTGACCTTGATCTTTGGTTCCGCAAATCTTACTCCTTCCTGATCGTGGACACAAAGCGCGTATCTCTTCTTGGCAATGAAAATTCCTGTGCTTGCGATTGCTTCTCGCTTGAATTGCAGTCTTCGCTCTTTGCAACCAAGTCTTGCACCAAGGCTTTCCATTGCCTTTTCTAGCACTGGCTGGACTGCCTTATTGGAGCAACTGTCCAAAAAATTAACTAGATCCTTGCCTTCAACCCCTACTCGCTCTACGATATTGCTCATGTCAATGTACAAAGAATCTGTGTCCGACGCAATGACGACATCTTTTGCCTCATTGGTTACCTTCTCAAAATATGCATTGATCGAATTTTCCGCAGTACGAATTACCAATTGCCCTGTCATGGTTACGGCTGTTGCCAATTCCGGAGATGAATAGACGAACCCCGGATTTCCAAGACAACCATATAGGCTGTTGGCAAGAATCTTCTTTACCGACTGCTTGATCTTCAATGCTGCAATTTGCCTAGAAAGATTTCCGTTTTGCTCTCCTTCTTTCTCCTTGAGTTTTTCAAGGCGAATCATCTCTTTCTTGGCTTCCTGTCTTTGATTAAATGTTCTTTCGATCAAAGTTGGAATGAATCCCTTTTTATCCGTTCTGAACACGCTGCAATTCGCAGTAACGCATCTATTTTGCGGAATGCAAGATTTCAGGAATTCTTCCAGATCGGAATTTCCATGCAAGAAAGCCTCAATGCCCCAATTTCCGCCATGTCCTATTACCGAATCTGGGCTGATATTGAATTGCATGATGATGCTAGGATAAAGGCTAGTAGCATCGAAACTTACGATGTTACGGTAAAAACCGGGAACTACTTCCTTCACGTATGCTCCCACGTATTGCTCTTCCTTCTCGGTTACCTCTTTCAAGGAAGGAACTATCCCATGGCTTTTGAGGTAGTTGTAGCAAATGCTTTCCCAGATTTTTGTAGAAAAGAACACTCCGTCGAAATTGATCTTTGCTTCATAAGCAATGGATACCGCCAACTCTATGAGTCTTAGCTTGTACTCCAGTTTTTCTACGAGTTTTACGTCTTGAATGTTATATTGCGCAAATTTTTGGTAATCTTGTTTATAGAATTCACGCAAAGATCCATAGTCAGAGTAATCCAGCTTTGCCTCGCCCAATTCCGCTTCAGAAATGAAATTGAGAGAATAACTCTCTTGCGGAGTCCCTGAGAATTTTTTGTATAGTTCTTGATAATCCAGAACCATGTATCCGGGAATTTCCACGCAATAGTACATCTTGCCGTTTTTCATGAAATCTCGTCTCTTGATGTGATTCCAAGGACTCAATTTTGAGGCAACATCGTCAGAAATTACTCTAGATATTCTGTTTGCGATATAAGGCAAATCGAAGAATCTGATGTTCCATCCAGTGAGAATATCCGGGTCTATCTTTCTGAGCATGTTCAGAAAAGACAAAAGAAGCTCTTCCTCCGTGTCGCATACATGAACAAAAGCCTCGGATGATACGAACCTGTTGGTAGTGAAACTATGAGTTTCTTCGTTCACCTTAATGGTAATCAGGAGAATTTTTTCATTGGCTGTTGCTATATCAGGGAATCCACCTTCACATTCGGTTTCGATGTCTAGGTACATTACCTTCAATTGACCGAAATCGTACTGGACTTCGTCCTTAAAATTTTCGGAAAAATACTGGGCAACAAAGTCGCTGTTTCCATAAATTTTAAGATTTTCCGCCGAACGATATTCTTCAAGGAAGTCTCTAGCGTCTTTTATCTCGTCAAAGGACAGCTCCTTGAGCTTTGTCCCGGTCATAGACCGGTATTTTCCGCTGTCGTCCTGTAAGTAAAAAGACGGCGCGAAGGTTTCCCTCCGCGCTTCCCTTTTACCATTCCTGTAGCCTCTATAAAGAATGGTATTGCCCCGAATGTTTACGCTAGTATAGAAATCCATGAGGTATATTATACCTTCTTGTCTTTGAGCAGTCCAGCCAAAATCACCGAATAATTAATCATGTCCACAATGGCATCATAAACGCTTTCATTTGAGAGGGAAAGCTCTCCTCTGTTAAGGAAAGTGGAAATTCTGGACATTTTATCCGTCATCCGGATTAGAACCCCCAATTCTGCCGTTGAAAATCCCAGATATTCAGCTCTCTTAAAATTCATAAATGGATCTGCGCTGCAGGCATAGTCATTGTTCTTCTTGCGCATTAATTCCAAGGCTTCTTGGCAAATTTCACTATGTAGTTTAAAAAGATCTTCTCTAGTCATGCCTATATTTTAACATAAACTTGCATATTTGTCAAGAATATAAATATTAAGACACCCTTGGAGATAAAAATAGATGTACCTTTCCATGATCGACCCCATTAAAGTAATTGAAGGAATTTCTATCGCAGTCATGGCAATTTTGGGTATCGGTTGGGGAGTTGCAAAATTTTGGAAGTCCAAGGAAAAAACAGACAACTTTATTGCGATTCACACAGAAATTCATGAACTTCTCACAGAACTTCGTTTGAGCGCAGGAAGCATGAGAGCCACTGTTCTGCAGTTCCATAATGGGGAATATTTCATGGATGGCATCTCAATGAGAAAGTTTTCGATAACCCACGAATCTTCTCACCGGGGATATATTTCTCAGGCAGTGAAGTTTAAAAATGTTCTTTGCTCTCTTTACATTCCGCTATTAAACAGAATTCTTGAAGACAAGGCCATAATTTATCACGTTGAAGCAATGCCAGAAAGTTATGCAAAGCATTTCTTCGAAGACGAAAATATCTCGCATTATGCTTGTCTACCAGTAAAAAATAAAGCAATAAATGTTGGGTTTATATTGATTCAATGGCATGAAGATTTTAAACCAAATATGGACAAAGAACATGCCATGATGGAACACTTCAGAACAATCAAAGATTCCATCGAACTTCAACTTTCATATCAAAGGAACTAATATGCCTACAGAATTAATATCTTTATTGGGTGGAGGAGTAACGGGATTCCTATTCCGCTACTGGGCTCAACGGGCTCAAGATCAAAAAGACATGTTCAAGATGGCTATTGAGGCCAACAAACAAACAACAGATAACCAAGATAAAGCAGCCCAACGAGTGCCACTTGACGTAGGCAAAGGAGTGAGACAATTAATAGTTCTCGCATGCTTATTCGCTGTCGTTGCTGCTCCATTTGTTCTTCCATTCTTTGGTATTTCTACATTTGCTGAATTTACTCAAAAACAACCTGAAAGTTTCTTTGGTCTGATTCCAGAAACAACTCGTAAGTACTTTGTAGAGATTCCGGGATATTTATTTGCTGAAGAGAACCGTCAAGTTCTCCTTGCCGTCGTAGGATTTTATTTCGGCACAGCAGCAGGAGGAAATAAATCATGAAATATCTCATCCCACTGATTTTATTCCTAGCCTCTTGTACAACTCCTCAGATTGTTTCTCCAATGGACAAACAAGGGAATCAAATTCATAGCGTCCTCAAAGAACCATTCTTTGGATCACCAAACCAAGCCTCCGAATGGAGTTTTTGGTACGTCATAATCTGCGTAGTTGCAGTTTATGCTGTATGGCGTGAATTCAAATCTGTCAAGTGGCCCAAGAAGTCAAAATCTTCCAGTACTTCCGAACCCACCGACTCGGTTTGACTTCTGCTCTGGGGCTTCCCAAGTCTCTTCGATCTGGGCTTGTTCGTACTTGACAAGTTCACCCTGAGCGATTCTATCGCCATGGTAGATCTTCATGATCTCGTCCGAGGTGTTCAGCACGATGATCTTTGTCTCTTGGACGTAATCCTCGTCAATCACGCCTTCACAATTGGCAAGAACCAACCCGTATTTCAGGGCCATTCCTGATCTGGGATGCAAACGGATACAATGGTCTTCTGGAATGTCGAAGATCAGCCCAGTACGAATAAGGGCTCGTTCCTGTGGTGCTAGAGTGATATAGTTCTTACCATTGGCCCCATCATGCTGAACATCATATTCCCTTACAGTCTTTCCGGCATAAATCTGGACCTGTGAATGAGGAAGAATGCAAGCAGCAAGATCAAAACAGGCTGCTTTGTGAGTCTCGTAATGTGGAATCTTTGCGGATGGTTCAACTTTGAATACTTTGAGCATTCAAATATTATATCACAATTAAAATATCTGTCAAGTGATTTCCATTAGAGATACGATTACATGAGTAGAAAATGTGTACCCGGCGGTGTATCTTAATTGATTGCCTGATTCCAATGCCAAGGGAGCATCCAAAACCTGAAGGCTTGTTCTTGAAGGAAGCTGTGCTTGTGTAATTAATGAGTATGCTGTACTACCTTTAAGCAACTCTACGGTGACGTAATTTGTGCTATTTACGTCATTATTGGCAATTTGAATGGAATTTACTAGTGCTGTTCCGGTTACTCCACTATAAATTGTTGTGGCGGCGGTTGAGCCGACAATTGTACCAAAACTTTTATATGCTTCAGGCATATGGATTTCCTTCTTGATTATTTATCTGTAACTCTGGAAGACCAAAAAATACTCTTGCAGATGACTCGGTATCAAACCAATAAAAACCACCTATAGGATAGATATAATTATCCTTTTCTTCTTTATGAAGATCCCCACCACCCCTTTTTACAAAGTTTGGTGCATGAAGCAAATCATTTCCATCCAAACAATAAAAACCTGGTCCTCTATCCATAATTTTATCCTAGTACTTGCCATCCCTTTCCAATGGCTATTGAGGTATCGTCTGCTGCGTTTCCCCAGTTTGAAGTTACTGTAATAGATCTTACATTTGCTCCAGATGCACCTACAACTGCAAGACTCCTATAAATATCATTCAGTGCTGTTGAACCCAATGAGCAAGCTTCAAAAGAAACATTTGCACCAGTAAATCCTGTCATTCCACACGAACTAAGATTCCAATTTTGATAAAACATACGTGTTGTAGTTGAAGTACCACCATAGTTATTTGCATTGCTGGAAATTGTCATACTTGGAATTTCTTTTAGTGCTCTGCAGTTATAGAACATACCTGTTAAGTTTGTGCAATTTGAAATATTTGTAATAGTGGGACAATTTGTTAAATCATAACACTCATAAAACATTTCCGAGCAGTTAGTAAGCGTCGCACCAGTAACAAATGTGTTGGGAACTCTTTCTAAAGGTCTGCAGAATCTAAACATGTTGTCGGTTCTGGTGGCTTGTGGCATGTTAAATGTATTTCCCCAAGCAGAATCAAATCCTCTAATACCAGAAGTACCAAACATTGTGTTAAAATTGTCTCCTTTACTTGTATCGAAGTAAGGTACTGTTTCCAGAGCCAAAGCACCATTAAACATTGTAGAAAAATTTGTAATATTTGAAGTGTTTGTTATTTTAGGAAAATATTTTAAATTTCTACAATTTTGAAACATATTTGCCAAACTTGTAGCACTTACTGCATTTATTTCTCCTGGTATTTCTTCTAGAGAACCACAACCAGCAAACAATCCAGCCATATTTCCGCCAGTGACTTTTGATGTATCCAATGCCGGAATTCTTTTTAACATTTGGCAGTCTTGGAACAATTGCGTCATTGAAACTGCTTTGCTAGTATTAAAAGTTCCGGGAACTCTTTTTAGAGCGGTACATAGATAAAACATAAATGCTAAAACTGTTGCATTTTCTGTTTCGCAGATTGTTGGTGGAACCCATTCTAAACTATGGCAGCTATGAAATAAACTTTGAAAATCTGTGCAATTTCTAGTTGAAGGAAATGCACTTATAATTTTAAGATTATTACAACCAATAAAAGCTGCACTTATAGAAGTTAAACTTGAATTTCCAATCCATCTAAAATGTTCCAATAATCTAGAAGCAGATCTATTATTAAATGTGGTATCTGAAATTGTAATTGGTCCCGTCATAAATGGCGCGGACATTATTATTTCAAGATATCCATTGGAATAATAACTTTGTAATCCCGACTGTGGATGTTTTATTACCAAATTTAATTGACCATTAAATGTAGCTCCAGCCTGTGGTGTAATAACAATGTTTAAAGTTTTATATCCTCTAAAAACATCACTGGTCAACCCAGAGTATGTTGTTTTATTATAATTTTTAGACGCGGTGTTTAGTGAAGCAAAGGCTCCAGTAGTTCCGTCACCCCAGTCTACATTAAAATTTCCACTCATTGTAAATGCAGTAAAATTATTATCTGTATTATATACAGCATTTGTAATTACAATTTTTTGTTCACCTTCAGAAACACTAGGACCTTGTCTCCATTGCGATGGCCTAATCCAAGTAGTTTCAATACTATAATCATTTACAAGATACTTTTTATTTAAACTAACCACACCATTTACATCATCGTGTGCCGCATAGTCCCCTATATAACCATTGTTTCCTCGACTCGATCTTGTTCTCATAAGAACCAACTCCTAGCATTACTTGAAAGTATGTAGCCATTTGCTTGAACATTATTGCTAAAGGTGATACCACCAGCCGCAGAGATTCCTGCATTGAATGTTGCAAGACCACTGAATGTTGAAAAATTACCAACTACAAAGTCAGAAGGGGCTGCAATTCTAACCGTTGCTGCTGCGGATCCACCTAAAGTTATGCCGCCAAGTATACTAACTCTGCAAGAAGAACTCGCACTACCTATACGAATATTTTCAGATGCGGCCCCGCTAAGATTTCCACCTATATTGATGTTTTTAGCACCACTATAGCTTGTTGCAGTTCCAACATTTAAAGTAAATCCAGAGGATTGTGTATTTAAAATATCTAAAGTGGTTGCATTAGCATTAAATAGACTTGCTGTAGTAGCAGTAGTTGTAATATCTCCACCGTTTACAGCAATATCTCCGCTAAAAGTAGCAGTAGATCCTTGAAAAGATCCAGCAAGAGTCATTCCACCCGCAGCACTGATCCCCGCAGTGAATCTTGTGAGCGCACTGAAAGTTCCTCCTTCGGAACTGATGCCTGCACCAAAGTTTGTCAGAGTGTTAAAGGTGTTTGTTCCCGTGAAGGTTTGAGTTGTTGCCAACCCCGCCAGAGTGGTATTTGAATTTGGTAAATAAACAAAATATGTTGTCGGTAAAGTTGCCCCCGATAAACCAAAAACAATTCTATTTAAATTACCCGAATCATAAAAAGATACATCACCATTACTCAATAAATCTACAGAGTTTTGAAATTGTGTCAATGCATATAAAAAAATGTAATCATTTCCAGCAGGTATTCTATTAAAAGTGGCCAAATCTGTAAATGCTAAACCAGCTGGATCATATGTTCCAATTTTCACACTACTGTTTATATCATCATTACTTCCATCTCTTGCACCGAGCCAAAGAGATGCTGCACCAAGAGCACCAGGATCATAACCCTCTGCGTAAATAATAGAACCACCCCCTTCGTCCAAGGCCAATCCATTAACCCATCTTTGTATTTTAATACCGTTATTTGTATTATAACCATATTCTCCAGTGGGCCCAACAAAAGTTAAAAGATCATTTGAAAATCCTGACCCGGAAATGCTTGATATTGTAAAATATTCTGTTCCACTTATTCCAGAAGAATCTTTATATAAAATACTGCTGTAAGTTCCACCAATAGAACCAGTTGTGAGACCAGTTACTGCTCCAGTTAATCCATTAAAACTCAGAACACCAGTATTGCTAAAAGTCAAAGTTTGCCCAGACACACTCAAACCAATTCCGCTGCCATTGGTAAGCCCTACTGCTCCAGTTAGACCCCTCAAAGAAATTACATAGTCTCCAACGGGACCCGTGGCCCCAGTATTTCCTTGTGGTCCAGTTGCTCCAGTGTTTCCTTGTGGTCCAACAGATCCCCCACCACCTTGTTTATCCCATGCAACACCATTGTATTCCCATGTAATTGAATTATAGGAATAAGTCTGTCCTGATGTGGGGTTGGTGGGAAAATCTATTGGCATATTATCCTATTACCAGAACTTCAAGGTTCTCCACATTTCTTGACCCGTGTGACGCATAATGTACAGGTATGTCAGACCATCAACAGTTTTTACAATTTCAAATTTATTGCTTAATGTTGCGGTACTGTGAGCATACGGAATAGATGTTGCTATTTCTACTTGGAACTTAGAAAGGTCTAGTTGATAAATACGGTTTGTAGCATCTTTGGTGAAGTAATACGAATCAACTCCGTCATAGACATACATGGAACCTGTAGTCAAAGTAGCCGATATTGGAGTGATGAATGGCGTGAGTTTCCAAGTTGATGTTGGAATATCAAATATATCAAAAATATTTGAACCACCACCACGCGGAGAAATTAGCCAACGTCCTTTTTTATTCGCATCGGAAAGACCGTAAAGCCACTTTACGTCTATGCCAGTACTTCTTGCCGGAATTTCATAAATTGTATAAAAACTATCGGTTGCGTTTGCCGTCAGAGCATTTGTGGTGATTGTCGTTGCCGTGTTGGAAGTGATCAGACCTTCAACTCCAGCCACACCAGCAGAAGCAGATGCTGTTCCAGCAATATACCGAAAACGTCTTCCGGCCAAGTAGTTGGTGGGAAAGTTTTTGTTTGCGTCCGTCTGAGTGGTTGATCCACCACCAGTTGTTATGATCCCATATGAATCCATGATTTCATACTTGGAAGTTGCATCTGGTGTTGCGACGTTCCAAGAAGCAACCGTAAGGGTTGTAGCCCTA